AGATAAGATAATATATGAATAATAAAGAAAGAGCATATCAAAAAGCACTAGATTATGTGTTTAAGCATAGATGTCATTATTGTGGGTGTTCCCCCAAAAATGATGAATGGGCAGGGGAAAATCCCAATATATGTATTGATTGCAAAACAGATGAGGAATAAATATGTGGAAATATATTGTTAATGTCTTAGATGGTGAATTCAGCCCATGGCCAAAATGGTTATGGTTTGCAAATTTAGGATTGATTGCTGTTTCTATACTTATTATAGTGTGGTTATGGTAGAGATATTAGAAGTGTTTTGGGCTTCTCCCATAGAATTAAGAATTATTCTTTTTGCTGGTTTAACTGCATTTGTTCTACTTGCCTATTTTGGCATTAAAGGAACAGATGAAGCCATCAACTTTCAGAATAGATTATGGGAAGAAGAGCAATGGAGAAAGAGGAATAATATTAAATAGAATTTGCTGAAGATATTCGGATCTCGATCTGATGATGATAAGCAAAGCCAAACGGCGTTGCAAGTCTTGACTAATATTCAGATATTCTCAAAGCTTCAACGCCCTTGAGCCCAGATCCTTGCCCAATGTGTTATCGCTTCGGCAATAACTAGGTCCAGGGATCTGGGGTCAAGCATAAGCTCCAATTGGATGCGGTTCTTCAGTGAACATTGTTTGGCCACTTTAGAATGATTCTAAACTGAGCCGCAAGCTTCAAGCTTCAAGCAACAAGCTTGACAGGTAGTATGGGATATTATAAGATAAGTATTGAAAGGAATAATCATGACACAAATGACAGATGAGATATTAAACAGAATAGCTACAGCCATAGAGACTGAGCGTAACTTCAGGACAGGAGAGGTTCGAGAGCTGCAGAGAGTGGCCGAAGCAATAGAAGAGATTCTACGCTTGGTGAAGAAAGATATGGAAAGAAAATGACGATAAGAAGTAAACACAACGACCTGATGAACTATTTCATGCACGATGAGCGGGATCTCAGTCCTGCTTATGTCAGGAAGTGTAAGCGCTTCCTGTGGTCCCTGAGGAATGCTGGGCTGATCACGAAGCCGCAAGCGAACGCGTTATTCAAGCTTCAAGCTACAGCGAACGCGTTATTCAAGCTTCAAGCTACAAGCCACAAGCAAAAAAGAACTTGACAAAGGTGTTATGAAGGATTATATAGGAGATAGCTTGAGCTCTGATCTCAGTACTTTCCAGAATGCGAAGGTAATTTGCTGTACAGCGACTGAGATCTGGGGTCAAGTACACCTGTTAAAGTCAGGGCTCAGGATATCCTGAGGGCTACTTGGCCACTTAAAATTATGAAAGAAAAATACGATTTACCAGATGGTTGGACTTGCATAGGCTGCGGAGATCAATATCTAGAAGACACTGAAGGCAAGCATGTCTCTAATTACGATCAGGGCACATTGTGCAAAAAATGCGACGATGATGACAAGCTCTGGCACAACGATACAATCAATCATTTAAAATGAAAGAGATTAAACTACACATAAAAAATATAAGCCCGGGACAGTGGTCCACGCTCATTCTAGAGCTGAATAACATGTCTAGATCCTGGCGCCGGTTCGGCCCGGATATACAGCTGCAAGCCGCAAGCGTCGAGCGAATCATCGCAGCGGGCCAGGTTAAAGCCACAAGCCGCAAGCGTCAAGCTTTGGCCACATTTAAAAAGTAGAATGAAATTATGTTAAAGAAAGAAGCAAGACAAATCACCGGTGGCCTGTCCGCACCATCCAAAATGCCTGGACCAGCTTATAACCTGCCGGCGACCGAATGCAAAACAGGCGCCAAGCTTGTTAAAATTCCTGGTTCCGTTTGCGCTGGCTGCTACGCCCTGAAGGGCCGGTATCGGTTCAACAATGTCCGTATGGCATTAGCGCGCAGACTGCAAAGTCTCAAGCATCCCCAATGGGTGCAAGCTATGGTTGTATTAATCAAAGGTGAAAAATACTTCAGATGGCATGACTCAGGGGACCTGCAAGGGGCTGCACATCTTAAGCAAATTTTTGAAGTCTGTAACAAGACGCCGGAGACCTGGCACTGGATGCCAACGCGAGAAGCTAAGCTCCTGTCCCTGATGGACCCGGAAGCCATTCCAAAAAATTTAATCATTCGTATGTCCTCGCATATGATCGACCAGGGACCAGTGAAATTCTGGCCCTGGACATCGACTGTGTCGACGAAGAGTAAAACATGTCCAGCTGCGGACCAAGGCAACCAATGCCGGGACTGCAGGGCCTGCTGGGACAGGAAGGTAGACAATGTCACTTATCCTAAACATTAAATACTATAGCTACCACAGGGCCTGCTTTTGCAAGATTTGCAAACTGCTGCGCCTCCTGAAGGTGAAGAGATGAGAACCGGAGTGAAATATTATAGATTCGACAAGCCACAAGCCCCAAGCTGCAAGCTTCAAGCCTCAAGCGTCTTGAGAATAGCCTCAAGCCCCAAGCTACAAGCCTCAAGCTTATAGCCACAAGCGACAAGCTCCATGATTTTTGTGCCTTCAAAAAGTTTTAGGTCGCTCTGACCGAGCGACTTTACTAAGATGAATGTGTTCTTCGGATGACGAATATGAAACGCAATTTGGTGAGGAGAAAATCTAACTTTGTTACTTTTTGTAACCTTCAACTCAACAGTGAAAAACTTCCCAGAATTATTGTAGCCCAATAGATCAGGAGTACCAAGTAAGCTAGTATTTTCCAGCCTTGTCCATTTAATTTGAGGTGTATTTCTTTTAAGCTCATGCCACAATTTTTTCTCTGGTCCCATAAATTTTTTTAAGGTAACAGATGTAGTTAAACAATCAGTCTTGGTTTGCCCATTGGAGCAACTTCTTCATGTGTTCTGATTACAATTCGATGTGTTTCACGAGCGCCAAAAATTTTATTTTCCACGAGGTCTACACCCATTACATCATAATGTCTACCATCAGGTGTACGAATTTGAACTCTAGCGTCCTGTGCGACACCGCTACCTTTTTTCGGTCCAACAAACCGCTCAAACAACATAATTAAATCTCTACCTCTGAGCATTACAACACTCCAGCTTTACGCATTCTATCAACAGAATCTTCTACTTGGACCGCCAACTTTTTATTATCAGCTTCTAACTCTGTTATTCTCATCTGTAGTTTACCATTTAATTGATGATGGGATTCATCAACTAATAAGGCTTCAGCCAATCTATTTTCTATCTCTTTTATCTTTTTGTTTGCATCTCTCAACTCAGGAGAATTAGTCACTGTGATTTCCTCCACTTTTTTATGTAGTATTTCGTTCCTTTGTTTCCATACTTCTATGTCTTTATCCATATTGACTTTTTACAATTGTTACCTTAAATTGTCAAGCATGGGAGTTCCTAAGAGATTAACCGAAATGCAACGTAGATTCGCAGAACTATTGGTTCTGCATGAAGGACGTAAGTTTGACTACGAATGTGCTGTAGAAGCAGGGTATAGTGAAAACCGTGCTAGGCAAGAAGCATCAGAACTTCAAAATCCAGAGCAATCTCCATTAGTAGTTAAATATATTGGAGAACTACGAGAGGAACAACGTAATAGATTCAAAGTGAATTATGGCAGACATGTGACAGAGCTAGCCAAAATAAGAGACGAAGCATTAAAACACAGATCATTCTCAGCTGCAGCTAACGCTGAACATATGAGAGGTAAAGCCGGTGGACTCTACGTAGAACAAAAACATATTCTACATGGTACACTAGACGATGATAAGAACGAGGAAGAAATGAATAAAGAACTTGCCGAACTCTTAAAGAGTAATCGTAAGATAATTAATATAACTCCAGAAGATGTTATAGATGTTGAAGAGATAGATGAACCGCAACAATCATTAGTAGCGCCATCACCGAATAAAACACAATCCGATTCAAATTCCACATAACTACTTCTTCTTAGTTTTTTTCTTCTTTTTATTTTTCTTTTTCTTTTTTTTAACTTTTTTCTTTGCCATAATACTTTAATTTAACTTAGTCATCTTCTTTATGCAAGCCCTAGGAATCATTGTTCTATCCCCAAAAGTAAAGGTGCCATCCTCTTCTTTGTCATAAGAAGCAAATACCTTTACAAAGTCTTTATCTTTAGAGAATACCCAGCCTTCATTTACAGGTGAAGCTATCTTCATTTTAGTAAACTGTTTTTCATCCGCCCATCCTGAGTCAGATATAATATCAATCCACTCTATCCGATACTTTGAATATGGGATATCGTTTGACTGTGTTGCGTTTATGATTTTTCTTCTTCTCGGTTTTTTCCTTGCCATAGTAATAATCCGGGTTGTGCACCTTATTAAACTCATTCATCCAATCTGAATGACCAGTAAATTTTTTATTACGTCCTACCATACAACACCCCTATAGAACTCTCCAGACTTTTTCCAGCTTTTTAAAATCGTCTCGTGCGCGTGGCCCCTATTCAAACATATAACATGGGATATTAACATATCACACCCACGTGATATAAGATATTTAAATAAGTGTTGGTATATCTATCTAATTTAACATCACGAACATCACGTAAATCAAAAAGTCAATTTCAGGAATTTCATAAATTCTGAAAGCCTCTATAGGCGTGATCTACGTGATAATGGCTATTTTACTGGCTTTTCTTGATCGTCAAGGATCATCTGCAACGTGATAATTTCGTTCTGCATATGGGTAATATCCCTTAATGTGCTTGAAATCATCTTATATAGGGCATCTAGCTGCTTGTCGCTTGAGCCTGGACTCACGTCACTTGCGAGTAAATTCATAAGCCTTTTTTCGGCCACAATTACGCCACGAATTCGCCACGCAATAAATTGTTCAGCGATTTTTGTAGTACTCATCTAACCTCCTTAAAAATTGATGTTGGTATTTTACAAATTCCTTCCCTCGAATAACAAACTTTTGGAAGTAGCAATCAGGGGTACACATCAAAATTACACCCTGATCAATCTGGGTTCCATAGACCGCATTATGGGCCATGGCATAAGCTCCTAACTGCATGAAATAGTCATCAATCCATTCCCTGCGTTTAGGTTTATTACTTTGTTTAAAGTCAACAATACTTTCAGAAAAATCATAGATCCCAACTAAGTCAGTCGCACCGGCGTAGAGTCCAGGGTAATGGACCACCACTTCTGATCCCCATATCTCGGTTAAATCGTCTAGTCCCTTAGTAATAATCTTCTTGGCCATGGGCTCCGCAATCTTGCCAATAGTTGTTAAATCCATATAGCCTTTACAATCGGGATCAAAATGTTTCTGCAAGTAAAAATGCATAGCGGTTCCTCGTTTAGCCGCTAGATCCTTGATCCTGGTCGCTTCATCCTCGCCTTTAGCAGCAATCCAACGATCGAGGCTCTTGCGTTTAGATTCAGGCTCAGTCGCTTTCAACACCGTGGTCACACTGGGTAATAGCATATGGGTAATATCATATTCACCCTTGATACTCCTCTGCGAATTTGGATATTCAAATCGTTTATTCCACATAATTAGCAAATTTCCTTACCAGTTCGTACCATCTCTGCTTCCAGTACTCTAATTTAGTTTTATTCCACATGTTGGCTGCATGGTTTATTTCATTCATGTTCATTTAAAATGATCCTTAAAGGTTCCTTTCCAACCATAGATTCCGTAATGACCCGTAGGCGAGACCGCATTCGCATAAATCTTGAATCCGTTATCTCGAGCCAGTTCACAAAAAGAAAGATCTTCACCCTTCCATTCTCCTGTCTTGAGACTAAACGTGGTATCCCAAAAATTATACATCAGATCTTTAACGGGATCTGCTGTCGTGGGTCCACCCATAATCTCTTCATTCATCGGCTTGCGATTGGATTCAGGAAAATTAACTTTTAACTCAGGATGGTTCTTCATTAAAGTTTCAAAGACTCGGCGATGGATCAACATGATCCCCGCCGGTCCTTGTTCGATTTCCATCAGGTCTCCAGGTAAAAGTTTAATATCATTACGATTCTTAAAAGTTATAGAGTATTTACTTTTGGTCGGATCCTCCACCGTCTTTAGCCTATAAGGTGTACAGATAATATCTTTTTTAGTAATGAGCATTCGGTAAATGGCCTCGGGATTAAACTCCACATCGGCATCAATAAACAACATATAATCCAGGCCACTTTGCAGAAATCCACATGTTAACATATTTCTTGCATGAGTCACCAAAGGGGATTGAATGGTATGAAAGTGAGCCTTGACGCCCGTTGCTTTAAACTGGTCAAAGAGTCGAAGTAATGAGACAACGGTTTGTCGTTGAATCGAGCCATAACAAGGCATGGCTACATAAACAGAAGGTTTATCGCTCATGGGCTACCCTTAAAAAGTTCTTCCAATCACTGAGTCTGGAATCATGCTTGCGATCATTACATTCCGAGCAACAAAAAATTATA